TTCACACTGAAGACGAGGGTCCCATTAATGACACATGGAAAGCTTTACAAGATGGAGATGGAAATCCATTACCAGTAAAGGTTAAAGGTGGTCTTAACACTGGGATGCAATGGAGTGGTGTACAAGACTTCACTAATGCTAGCATTATAGGTATTTCTGGTAGTGGTGGTACTTCTGGTACTAGTGGAATATCTGGTAGTTCTGGAACTTCTGGTGTTGATGGACCTCAAGGACCTCAAGGCCCAACAGAAATTATTAACGATGGTCCTAAAGCTACTATCTGGACTAACATAGCAGAAGCACCCGATGGCACTCAATATGGTGTTACAAACATTGCAGCTAATTTTGCAGGTATCTTTATGCCTGCAGGCGTACAGAATTCTATAGGTATAGGATACTACGGTGCTTGCTTTAACAATTCAATCTACTTAGGTCACTATGGCCAAGCTGCAAATGATTCTATTGTGATTGGACATGAGTCTTTCGCAGCAGATTCAGCTTCAACAGCTAATAGTGTATTTGGTCAAAGAAGTCATATCTGGACAGCAACCGGTGGTAATAATACTATTCTAGGTTCTGAGTCTGACATCTATCCAGGCAATGCTGGTAGCGGTAATAACAACCTTTTTGGTAGTGGTGTTTCTGTCGCTGGTGAATATAATAACGTTATTGGTAATAATTTTTCAGTTTCAGGCAATCGAACATGTGTGATGGGTACAAATACAGTGTTTGGAGATGACACTATTGCAATTGGTAATAATAATCAAGTTGCAGCTCCTGGAGCCGCAGCAATAGGTAAAGACCTTATCGCTCAAACTGAAGACACTTTAACTATTCACAAATTACAACTAGTAGACTGGGCAACCACAGACTTTACAGACGATATAGCAGCAGCTGCAGCAGGAATTCCGTTAGGTGGAGTTTACCATACAGCAGGCATCTTAAAAATTAGAATTTCTTAATATGACAAATTACCTTAGAATACTTAACATTGTTGCAATGTATACTAATATGAAAGGCTCTACTACTGTAGAAGAACTTCATAGATTGGCAAATGATTTAAGTTTAGAAGAATTACAAGAGCAGGTAAATAAATTAAATCACATGGGTTTAATCGAAATCTCTGGTCTTAACATTACAATCAAGAAACAAATATAATTAGAAATGGCAATACCTTTTGAAAATGGAACAGGCGGAACATCTGGAACTTCTGGATGTATTATTTATGCTGGTAGTTCTGGAACTAGTGGAACTAGTGGTGTAGATGGAATAATAGGTAGCTCTGGTACTTCAGGTACTACAGGAACTTCAGGCACTTCAGGTGTAGATGGTAATTTCTTTGGTAGCTCTGGTACTTCAGGTACAAGTGGTGTAAACGGCTCTAGTGGTCAAACTGGTAGTGCTGGAACTTCAGGAACCAGTGGTACTTCAGGAGTTAATGGCTCAAGTGGTCAAACTGGTAGTGCAGGTACTTCAGGTACGAGTGGTACTTCAGGCGCTCAAGGTTTTATGGGTCCTCCAGGTACTAATGGAACTAGCGGTACATCTGGAACATCTGGTTTAAACGGAGTGAACGGAACTAGTGGAGCTAATGGAACTAATGGTACATCTGGTACAAGTGGCACCAGCGGTACCTCTGGCACTTCAGGTGCAAATGGTATCTCAACTGGTAGAAGTTATTTCTTTAACGAGTCGCAGACTTCAGATATTCCAACATATAAGGTATTATCTCAAGACCCTAGTGGTGGTGCACAACAAGTAGTAACTAAAACCCTAACAGGTGGTTTACAAAACTTATTAGTTCAGCAATTCTTAACTCCTGAATTAGGTTTCTCAATTATTCCAGGTGGTGTACAAAGATTTCACTTACACTTCTTAAAGCCTGCACAGAATGACCAAATAGAAAGTTATGCAACTTTTCAACTTGCTGATTCTACAGGTACACCATACGGTCCAATCCTTAACACTAATACCGCAATGATTGGTTGGGTAGATGCAGTTAATCCAGTTGAAGTATTATTAGACGCAATAATTCCTACAATAACTATCAACACTACTGATAGAATGATTGTTAAAATTTATGTAAGCAATAATGATGCTACTACTCACAATGTAGACTGGTATACTGAAGGTAGTTCAAACTATTCATACGTTAATACTTCTGTTATGGCTGCATCTGGTACATCAGGTACTTCAGGTGTAAATGGAACTTCAGGCGTTGATGGAGCTGCAGGTACTTCAGGTACAAGCGGTGTTGATGGCGCTACAGGTACTTCAGGAACCTCAGGAGTTGATGGTGCTGCAGGAGTTGATGGTACTAGTGGAACTTCTGGTAGTTCTGGTGTTTCAGGTGGAGCTTCATACCTTGTTAATCCTCTATACGCTAATGCATTTGGTTCAGCAACATACAAAGCATATAAGACTTATTTACCTCTAATAGGTTTTACAACTTCGACATACGCTTATACTGCTAATCAAGTAATTTATCTTCCATTTAAGGCAAATCCTGGTGAGATAATTAATAACATGTTTGTTAACGTAACAACTGCTGTTGCTGGTTCTACTATTCAAATAGCAGTTTATAACGCAACAACTGCAACTGCTTATGGTCAAGTACAAACAATTCCTGGTACAGCAGTAACGATAGCAAGTGGTATTTCATCGGCAACTACTGGCTTTAAAGCCTTATCAGCACTAAACTATACATTACCTGCAACTATAGGAAATCAATATTTCTTTGCGGTTCAATGTAGTGCAGCTGTTTCTCTATCTACATGGGCATCTGCACAATCTGTGTTTGAAACAGGTAAAAGTGGTTCACCTACAAACGATAATACTTTCTATAGAGCACTTACATACTACTCTAATAACTCATCCTTTGCATTTACAAATAATGTAACTGGCGGTGGAACTCCAAGTTTATTAATAGAAACAGGAACTAAAAACCTTTACTTAGGTTGGTCATAAAATAAAATACATTAAGATGGCATATAAAATATTTGAATACTACGAAAAGCAAGAGGACGGTACTTTTATCGTAACCTCTGAAGAGAAATGGGTAGATGAGCCTACTCCCGAAGAATTGATAGCACAGAAAGAGGCAGAACTCTTAAAAATCTATGAGGAGATACAGGCTCTGAAACAAAATTAATAACAGATATATAAGATACGAACAGTTTGTGCCAACAATTGTTTATTATTTTTTTTTGTTTATTTTATAGTTGTATTGCTTTAGGTTTCCGTTTTCATGAATGCTTGATCTAGCATTGTTCCCTAAAGCGATAGTAAAGCCAGAGACTTTTAGTCCCTGGCTTTCTTGTTTTTATAATATCAGAATATTTTTTAGGTTTTTGACATTTTTTTGAAACATAGCTAATATATAGAATATAATACTTAAAATAAACATAAACAACATGACAACACAAACCGAATTACCAACCTACCTGGTCTACTCGTTGAAAGTCAATGAGCGCACAGACCTAACCATCGAGCAAAAGATTATCCTAAATCAAACCTATGCAAGGTTCTTAGAGGGTAAATCTATTCACACTCACTTCTTAATGCAATGTACTGGTTTATCATGGAGACACATCAACTACCTGGTTAATGGTCTTAGTCTTAAAGGTGCAATTAAAAAGATAGATAAGTACCACATAACTACAAAAATAAATGAGAAGTAATGATAAAGAAAGAAGAGAGGTCAAAATTTCTGCAGCAACAGCTTGATGAAAAACAGATTTCAGTAGATTATCATTTTATAACGCGTACAAAGGGATTAGATTCAACTATGAAACTTCTTCTAAATCAAATGTGCAATGACATCTATATGAATGGTAAAATAACCTGGGCCCAATCTACATATGCTGACAGAATAGGAATGAGCAGAAAGCATATTAATAAATTATTTATGGAATTAAGAGAGGCTGGAGTTATTAAAGGAGATAAAGGCAATAAACCAGGTTCACCTAATAATACGTACTCAATGTATCCTGCTTTTATTAAAAATTTAATAAAACAGACCTGTAACCCAGAGGAACCAGACCTGTTACCTGCAGTAACCAGACCTGTAACCCCCAGTAACCAGACCTGTGACCTGCAGGTTACATATAATAAACCTAATAAATCTAATAAAGATTTATTAGGGAAGGAAGAATCTTTTAGGGATTCTTCTTCCCAAACTAGACTGCCTGAAGACTGGCTAGAACAACTTGATATTAAAGCTTATAATTAAAACAAATAAATAAAACAAGAAATAATATGGAAAATTGGAAAGTATTTAAAACAACGGTATGGAACCGCCCAGACAGAAGAGGTGGAGTAGTGGTTAAAGGTGAATGTAGATGGCAGGTATCGGATCAAGGTAACTTTAAACGTACCTATTGGAACCTTGAAAACGAATTGATACGTGAAACACCGGTCAATATCTACTACAAAGGTGGCAGAAACAGAGATGGCTTTAACTATCCATGTTTACCAACGCAAGAGTATTGCCATCGAGTTATAGCTCAAGCGTTTATTCCTAACCCAGAAGACAAGCGTTGTGTTAACCACATTAACGGTGACAAGCGTGATAACCGTGTCTCAAACCTAGAGTGGGTTACCTATTCAGAAAACCGTAGACATTATCTACAATCAATCAAAGGAAAATGAGAGAGTTAGCAGTATTTAGAGAATGGATTGACGGCTTATTAGCTTACACCCAAGAAGTAGACGAGGATGGTCTTTATCAAATAGAAAGGTTAGAGACCTATACTGATTATGAAGCCGAAGGTTTTACCTGCAACGAGTCCTTAACAGACTTTATTCGATGGGTCAATGCTTATGCGAATGATTGGGATACAGAGGATTTCCGTGCAATCGATAACCTAGTCAAGCTTTGGCACCTAATCCACAAGAAGGTTAAGGTAGGGAAAGAAGGAGAAGTAGACATTAAATTTAGAAAGAGATACGAACAGTTTTAATAGGATAAGATGACAATTTACATACCAAGTGCGTTAAAGGGTTGGATAGAAGAGTATAAGCCAACAGAAGGAGACCTAATATTCGTAGCAGTTACATCAATCTTTGCCAGAATGTATGGCGTTAAAACATTTTTAGAGATGCATCCAGACGATATCAAGTCAATGATATGGGATAAACCGGTTATTCATAGTGTTAATCACTTAAACCGTCTTTCTGAACAAGGTGTTATAGACCATGCAAAAGGTATAGATGATGTAGCAACATTTAGATTAGCAAAAAAGCTAATGGTAAGAAGACCAGCCAGCGCAGATTCAGGAGATGCTATTGAGTACCAGTTAAAAGAATCAAAGTCAATTCAGACCTTTGCTTACCTATTAGGTAAACTAGCAGATGTAAGGGTTAATGGCACTGAAACGTACATTCATATCATAGAGAACCGGTATGAGTATGCAGAGAGCAAGATGGCAATTCAAAAGGCTAAGAACAACGTTTTAAGAAGAGATGGTACACCTAAGAGACAATACATACGCAGAAAACCAACAGAAGTTAAAGAACGTAGCAAGTTAAATGTTATTCCAAATATTTACATGAAACAGTTAGAGACAAAAAAACAACATACAGATAAGAAGTAATGATGACACAGTTAATTATAGAATCACTTCTGATGGCCTTAACGGTTGCAGTAGTAATCAATTCAACCCCATACAAATGGTTAACACAGAAGTTACCAGATGAGCCCTTCAGATGTTGCCTTTGTGCAGGTTTCTGGATAGGAGTTTACTACGCTGCAGCGACAGACCATGGTTTCTTAGACACAGTCTGGGCAGGTTCGGTTGTAAGCTTCACCGCAGAACTAGTAGACAGAAAATTAAACGCATAACGAGATGAATACAGAAGATAATTACAGAATTAGGATACAAGAATGGAAAGAACAGGTATACCTTCATGAAGTTCCAATCAAACATAAAGTGTATACAGTACAAAAAAGATATATCGAAACTAATTGGTTTGAACGTCTATTCTTCAAAGACACTACTTGGTATACGCAGTCAGTACACTCAGATATGGATGAAGCAATTCTACACATGAAAAACCTACATAACCGCGAGAATCCAGATACTAAATATTATTATAAATCAAGAATATTATAACAAGATGAAATTCAGAAAGAAACCAGTAGTAATTGAAGCAATTCAGTTAATCGAAGAAAACATACCGGACATATTAGAATTCTGTGGAGACAAGATCAAATCACATTTTTTAATAGGAATAGTAATTGAAACCCTTGAAGGCGATATGTTAGCAGACAAAGGAGATTGGATAATCAAAGGAGTTAAAGGTGAATTCTACCCTTGCAAACCAGATATCTTTGCAATGACATACGAACAAGTAATATAAAGAAAGATAATCATGAACGAGACAGAATACCTTTATCTTAAAGAAAGATACCTAAAACTATTTGGTAACGTATCAATCACTAGAGAAGAGAAACAACAATTCTTTAACATCTATAATAGAATAGCTAAAGATACTAAAACAAACCTATCTTGCGGTTCTTGTGTCCGCTCAGTCTTTGAAAGGCTTAGAGGTTATTATGAACAATTTGAAGCCACTGATGCTCAACCAATGGATTAATCAAAACTGGCCAAAGCTCCAGCAAGCAGCTAAGAATATTACCAAATCTAAGGAATGGGAAGACGTACTCTCCTATTCCTTAGAGGTGTTTCTAACCCACTCAAAACGAGACCAGTTACTTAAAGACGGTGCAGCAATGTGGTTTATTATCAGAACAATGATGAATTCTTATAGAAGTGCTACGAGTGCCTACCACACACTTTACAGGGAGAAGAATAAGTTTACTAGTCTAAATGGATTCGACACTCCAGATGAAACACCATGTGCTGAGGAACTAGAAGCATTGATACAAAAGATAGAGCTGCTGCTAGAACAAGGCCTAGAGTCCAGAGATCCAGCTACATGGTACAGGGTTAAACTACTTAAGTTGTATATAGAGACTCCTAACTACTCAAAGCTTGCAAGGCAGATAGGGATTCCAAGGACCTCTATATCTCAAGCGGTTCAAGAGGCCAGACAATGGGTCTTAGACAATTTACAAATGTAACAAGGTCCAATTGTAAACAGTTTACAAAGTTAACAAATCTTATATTTAATAATATGACAGAATACTACATCAGCCAAGACTCAAAGGGCAAGTGGAAGGTCTCAGAGACCATCACAGAAACAAGAGTCACTACAAATGCAATCGAAACCTATCTTAAGTTCTTAAATAAGAAACCTAAGAAGACTGTTATCAACAAAGAAAAAACAAATCAGCAAGATGTTTAAACCTGGACAAAGTGGTAACCCTAATGGCAGACCTAAAGGCACTACCAACAAAATCACAGAAGAGATTAGAGCTGCATTCGCCCAAGTATTAGAGAATAAGTTACCAGACCTAGAGAGATGGATTCAACAAGTAGCGCAAGATAATCCAGAGAAAGCTGCAGACTTACTGATACGCTTAAGTGAAAGGTTCTTACCTAAATTAAATCAAACTGCTATTACAGATGCAGAAGGAGGTACCTTAAACGTAGAATTTAAGTTTGGCAAGAAGGAGGATATTGAGCCAACAGACTTTAACATAGACCAAGTATGAGAATCTTAGGAGCTCCACTACATGAAGGACAGGAGGGGATAGTAGAGTTGATTAAGAGTAAGGCCAAGTATGTAACATGTGTAGCGCCAAGACAGGTAGGTAAATCATTTCTAGCACAACAGATAGTGCTGTACTGGGCTCTTAACTGGCCTAACTCTCAAATCTATTGGATAGCACCTACCTTTGGTCAGGCTAAGCGACCACTTGAAGAACTATACGAGGGTTTACAGGGCTCTAATGCTATTAAGTCCATTAACCGTTCAGACTTTCAATTGACCTTTGTAAACGGTAGCAAGGTAATCTTTAAGTCTTCAGAGCGACCTGATAATATTCGTGGTGCTACAGCAACCCACATGATTGTCGATGAGGCAGCTTATATTCAAGAAAATGTATGGAAAGCCGTATTGAAACCATTACTCTTAGTTAAAGGTAAGCAAGTCCTATTCATCTCTACACCTAGAGGCAAGAACTGGTTTAAAGACCTATTTGATATGGGTCAGTCTACAGACTTTACAGAATACAAGTCAGGTAGAATGCACTATACACAAAACCCATTCATTAACCAAGCAGAGATAGAAGAGGCTAAGAGAACTTTACCTGAACATATCTTCGCAGCAGAGTATGAAGGTATCTTTACAGACTCAGGTAGCACAGTGTTTACAAAGTTACCAGAAGGATTCCATAAGTGGCCACAACCACAAGGCCAAGTTTACTGTGGTGTCGACTTAGGCAGAGCCAATGACTGGACTGTTGCAACCTTCATAGACTCAAAGGGCCAGATAGTAGACATCTATCGTGATAATCAGAAAGACTGGAGTTACATGGTACAAGAGATTGTCCAAAGAGTTAAGAAGTGGAATGCTCAAGTCTTAGTAGAATCTAACTCCATAGGAGATGTAATCTTTGAGCAGATAAAGAAGCAGTGGCCAAAGACCGAGGCCTTCTTTACAGGTAGGAACAAACAGAATATCATTGAGCAATTGATAGTAGACTTTAACACAGATACTATCAAGGTTCCTTCTAGCACTTTGTTTCCAACACTATTATTTGAACTAAGTATCTTTGAGTTCAATTACTCTCCGGCTTCAAGAACAGTAAAGTATGGACACCCACCAGGTATGAATGACGATACAGTGATGTCTCTAGCCATAGCTAATGAGTGCAGAAAGACAAAGCAGAACCATGGCAAGTACTACACTGGCTCGGTAAAGTTATAGTTCATAATCTAAACCATTTATATTTAATATTAGATGATAAAAGTAATCATTAACGAGAAAGAGTTTGAGCTTGGTATCTTAACAGTCGGACAATGGCAAAAGATTTCAAGGTTCGACCCTAAACAGGAAGAGTTTTGGCCTAAGATAATCTCAGTGGCTTTAGGTATCTCAGAATGGGAACTTAAAGGTGCTAGCAGAGATGCATTAGAACTAGCAATCATCCTAATCTCTCATAACATGGAATGGGGTGAAGCGGAATCTTTACAAGTTAAGAGACTGGATGACATGTCTTTTGGAGATTGGATAGACCTAGATATTTGGTATCAAGATGGTGTACAAAAAACAATACATAAGATACTAGAGAGGTTTGCAGATGGTGGCTTACAGACTCCAATGCCCGCAGCACTAGAAGCACTTAAAACTATCTCAAGCTGGAGACGCAACCAATTCAGGGCTTATTCAGGCCTCTTTGGTGACTTTGACGATGAAGATAGAGAAGCTATAGAGGAGCAAGAAGAGGAGAGACCTAATGATTCGAGAAGAATCTGGTATGATGTACTAGTAGGACTCAGTGGACAAGATCCATTAAAGATAGACCAGATAAGTGATATGCCTTTTAGAGCTGCACTTAACTTTATGGCCTGGAGAAAAGATGATAACATGAAGCAGAAGGCAGAGATGCAGAAGCTTAAAAACAAAATGAAAGTATGACATACTTAGAAGTAGTTAGTAAAATTAAGGAGTTGGTAGACAACCACCCACAATTGGCTCAGTTTGGTTATGGAGCCCTATCAGATATTAGAGTTAACCAGACTGCAACTGAAAAGAAGGATGCTTACATCTCCCAAGCAGTTGACTATCCTTATATCTTCTTAGTGCCAGGACAGCATCAAACAGGAGGCAACGCAGATACCTATAACTTTGATATGATTGCACTAGACCTATTACCAATTAAAGAGTTAGAGTTAGATGGTATTCCTAACTACTTAAAGATTCAGTCAGACTCGATTCTTTACTTAAAGGACCTATTAGCTCAGATGGTATTCTCTGAGTACCAAGGTTGGGATATCAAGGCTCAAGGCACTATAACACCATTCAAAGAAAGATTTGATGACTGGGTAGCAGGAGCTACTCTTAAACTTACAGTTACCGTACCAGGTGGCTTAAACAAATGTGTGGTACCATACCCAGTAGCTGAATAATGACAGTAGACCAATTTCAACAAGCGTTACAACAATTTGGTGAGGAACTGCCTAACCAATTGGATGCTGACCTCTTAATTATAGGAGGAGAGTTAGTGGCTCAATTGAAGGCCTTGAGTCCTACAGATACTGGAGCGCTTAAAGGCTCAATGCAGGCCATAGTGCAGGACAACCTCTTAAAGATTGAAATGCTTTACTATGGTATGTTTCAAAACTTTGGTGTTAGTGGTACTAGTGATTCTTTAGGAGTCTCAGTACCACAAGGCGTAAGTCCTAGACCCTTAGCTGAACCTAATTACCAATTTGGTATTAGAAAGACTGGTTTAAGAGCCAGAGCTTTCTTTAACGTTGACCAGATGTCAGAGCAGATAGCTAGCAGACTGGACGAAATAATACAATCAAGACTTAACAATATCTAAAACACATGGCAATAAATAATCTAAAATTAGAGCTAGGAAATGACCTCGACCAGTATGTGCAAGCTTATAGTAATCTATTTGTTACAGCAACTAGTACTATAGCAGCTACTCCAGGTTTCAAATATAAGGTGGTAATTACAGTTTACCCTAATGAAGTACCACAAACTATAACTGTTAGACAAACAGCAATGCCTGATGGTACTCTAAGCATTGATATCTCTCAATTTCTTAGAAGCTTTGTTAGTGATGACTCTCCTTTAGCTCCTGTCATAGACTATTCTTATAATGGTAATCCTTATAATTCTTTTAACCTTCCCAATAATTGTGTTAAGTTTAAGGTTGAAGTTTTTGAAGAGGTTAACGGTACTGCTGGCGCTAGCGCAACCACTAAAAAATGGATTGCACAACTTTCAGCCGGTTCATTCTCAATTGGCCTATCCGATCAAGGTAATAGTTTAGCATGGGATGTTAATGGTAATAGTAATACAAGTTGCCCTGTACCTGGATTCTCATCTCTTACAAACGATGGCCTATTAACATTTATGCCAGATATAGCAGGAGACGACCCAACATGCTGGTACCCTACACCTTCATATTATAAGTATGACCTAACTAAGGTTGAATTACCACGATTAGAGAATACTATGATACCTATGTTCTTTGTTAAATGGTCACAAAGAAGTGTACCCACTGGAACTGCTCAATATTATCCTGCATTCTCAGTTATTCACAAATACTATAATGGATCAACCTTATTAGGAACAAAGTCTTATATCATAGAAGAATGCGGTCCTGGTACTTCAACTGAATCTTTTGCAAATGAAGGCCCTTCGTATGTAGCTTCAACATCAACCCAGTCTATAAGCTATTGCTATAAAGCTAATTCTCTCGAAGAGTCAGCCACTCACGTTTGGGTTAGTGCACATCCTTATTCAGACCCAGATGTATGCAGAGGAGGAGTTGATACACCTGCCCTAGACTGCGATAGCATGGACTCAATCTATGCTTATTCAGAACCTACACCAATTGTAGCATATCGAATAGATTTCACAGATACTTGCAAGGTACCAATGTACTCAAATAATAATGAGACAGATAGAACCCGATTTGGTCAATTAATTTTCATGAATCAGCTTGGAGGTTGGGACACAATATTCCTAAATCAGGTTAAAACAAGTTACACTGTTAAGAAATCAACATGGAGAAGTGCACCTAAACCTTCAGTTGGAGGCCAAGGTTGGTATAGCTCTATAGATAAAATAGTGCATGTAAATGACGTAGATAGCACAATGTCGTTTGAACTTAAAACAAATTTTATGTTAGATAACACAGAGACCTTAATGAAACAACTTTATAAGTCTCCAGCTGTGTACTTAATCAGTAAAATTGCAGTCGATACAGTTTACTATAACGAGAATGGTGGTAATCAGTATGCTATTCAACCTATTAGAGTCTTAGTAGATGATGCAACATTTACGGTTAAAAGAAATCAAACAGACAAGTTATTCCAATACTCAATTGGCTGTACAGCAGACATCAAAACAATAACTCAAAGAACTTAATATGGTCCAATTATTTGTTTATAACACAACAGAAGGCACTAAGAAATATGAACTGGACCTATTCGAAACAGACCCAGTTAAATTGACTCTAACGGCTGAATCAATTACAGAAGCTGGAGAGATAGAGTCAACTTATAGTAGAAACTTTAGACTACCAGCTTCAAAGGCCAATGATGACTTTTTTAAGTGGGCCTTTAACGTTAATGGCATAGACTTTGATGTCACTAAGAAGATTGAATCAGAACTATGGGTTAATGGAGTTTTCTTTAAGCCAGGTCAACTAAGACTCTCTAAAATATTCTTAGACCGTGAGACTGGAAGCTATGAGTATGAAGTCTTATTCTTAGGAGCAGTTAGAAACTTTGCAAGCGCAGTAGGTGAAGGATACATTAGTACTCTAGACTTTACTGCTTACAATCATGAGCAAACACCTGCTAATATAGCACTTTCATGGCAAGCATATCCACAAGGTGCTGCAACGGATGGTCTGTTTAATGGAGATGTGTTGTACCCAATGATAGACTTTGGCAATACTTACACTAATAATGGTAGTGGAGTTGTAACGGTTGAGCCTAGAATTGCAACAGATAACGGTGTTGGTGCTTATAACTATATGACTAATCCTATCTCACCTGCATTCTTAACACAGTTTAAGCCAATGCTTAGAGCTAAGGCAATCATTGATAAAATATTCTCAGAGACACCTTATACATATCAATCTAACTTCTTAAATTCTGATATGTTTAAGAAGCTATATGTTTCAGCCTTTGGTAATGTAGCAGGTTCAACACTACAAGTTGCAGGTAGTAATACCTTTAATGTTGCTAATGGTACACAGTTTCTTACAGTTGGCGTTTTAGAGACTATCAAGTTCTTAGTAGTCACCAGTGACCCTAACAATCTATATGATTATACATCAGGAGAGTTCACTGCGCCTGTTACAGGTACTTATAAGTTCTCAGCAACAGTTAATTATTATGCTGAAGCTTCAGTTACTCCTACAAGTATAACAGTTCCTCTACAACTCTATAAAAATGGTGTTAACACTGGAGCTGGCACGGCTAACACTGCAAACTTTGCAACCACTGTTACATTTACAAATTCATTCTCAAATTTAAGTTTATCTCTAGTAGCAGGAGACAAGATAACACTTAGAACATTTATAAGTCTTAACTATGGTGGTATACAAACCGCTAGTGTAACTGGAGGTAATTGGGGTTGTGTTGAGGCTCCTGGCTCTAATAACTTTGGAAATCTTCTATCTAATAAGACTAAGAAGATTGACTTTATTAAGAGTATCCTAAGACGCTTTAGACTTGTAATGGTACCTTCGCCAGACAATGCATCTAAGTTCATCATTGAACCCTGGAATGACTACATTGCGAAAGGCAGTATTTATAATTGGGACCAGAAGTTAATCACTGACAAGAACATAGAGATAGAGCCAGTGTTCTATACACAGTCAGCGACAGATACCTTTGAAGACTTAGAGGGTAAAGATGTTTTAAATCAACTTAACGTTCTAAATAAAGGTGAGATATTTGGCTCTAAGGTGTATGATTCAGCTAATGAATTACTAGTAGGAGATAGAAAGATTGAGAGTGTTTTTGCACCTACACCTATTAGACAAATCGAAGGTACTATGGACGCTGGTAGTAACTGGGTAATACCACAACTACACAGAGATGAGTCTAAAGATGCTTTAGCACAACACATACCTGTAGAAGTAGAGCCAAGACTCCTATTCTATAATGGATTAGTAGACATTAACCCAGTACAGACATGGTATCTTACATCAGGACCTGGCGCAGGTTACACAAGCTACCCATTAGTTAGTTATCATGAAAATTGGCCTCCATTACCTAATAGTCTTAACCTTAACTGGGAGATTGAAGCACCTTATTATGGTACTAATATTCCTGGAGTTAATGGTAGTAATGGTATATCTGCTTATGACAAGTATTGGTCTGCTTACATGAATTCATTATATGACCCATACGCTAGAAAACTAACAGCTTACTTTAATCTTAATATTGCAGATGTACAGGACTTAAGCTTTGACGATATTATTTTTACTAATGACGCATATTGGAGAGTTCAAAAGATTTACGATATGAACATTGGAGAGACTGCGCCAGTTAAAATAGACCTGATTAAACTTTTAGACTATACGCCAGGTGTAACACTGCAACCACTGAAGAGTTATAAAATAACAAATACTAGTGGTAGTTTCTTAGCGTATCAATATGATTATTATGTTGGAATTGTTAGAACGAAATCAGCTCAACAATATTTAAGTCAAAATCAAACCGTTACAATTTGTGCGATAGTTGATAGTTTAGAATTACAAACTTTCTCATACGACGCCAAAGCAGTTTCAGTTGAAATGTTAGGAGATTGCTAAGCTAGAGGGTTCAAGTAACCCTCTATTTATATTTAATATTAAGAACAAAGAACCACACGAATGGCAGAAGTAAATATAAGTTTTAAGATTGACGGCATTGAGCAGGAGATCAAATCTGTTGATGACTTAAACAAAGCAATTGTAGGTCTTACAAAGGTTACTAAAGACCAGGAGAAGGCAGAGGATGATGCGTCTGAGTCTTCAAAGAAGCAACAGAAGGAGCAGAAGAAGACAGAAGAAGGCTTTAAGAAACTACAGACCAGAATTAGAGAGGCTAACATAGCCTTACAAGAGGCCGCAGAGACTGGTGATAAACTAGCATTTGATAAGGCAAGAAAAGAATTAGATGACTTAAATGACGAGTTAGACAAGACTCGTTTATTAGGAGGTCAGTTAGACGACCAGTTAACACAGTTACCTGGCGCTGCAGGTCAAGCTGGTTCTGCTTTTAAAGGATTTAACGATACTATTAAGGTATTCTTAGCTAATCCTATCCTATTAGTGATAACAGCTATAGTAGGTGCTTTCATGGCAATGAAGAAGTCATTAGAGTCTACTGCTGAAGGACAAGCAACACTTAACAAGATTTCACAAGCCTTTTCAGGTATCTTAGGTCCTATCTTAGCCATAGTTGAGAAGGTGGCTTTACCCTTATTCAATGGTTTTGCAACCGTATTAGGTAAAGTAGCTGAAGGCTTTGCATACTTTGCACAAAAGATTGGTATTTCAAGCGCTAAGATTAAAGAGGCAACTCTTTCAGTAGATGAGGTACAGCAGAAGGCTAATGAAGCAGCAGCTGAGAGAGCAAAGGAGCAGAAGAAGTTAGATGATGAGAAGTTAGCAAAGAACAAAGAGCTAAGAGATAAAATTATTGCTAATCAGATTGCAATCAATGCCAAGTTAAAAGACTTAAGCAACGAGTTAATCAAAGATGAGGTTAAAGCCGCTGAAGCAAGACTTCAAACAGAATATCAAAGAGCTAAAGACGACTTTATTAGCAAAGGAGCTAGTAAAGAGCAGTTATTAGCCTTAGAGAAGTCTTATGGACAAAAGATTCAAGCTGCTAAAGTGGCTATCTGGAAGAAAGAGTCAGAGGCTTATGATGCTTTTACAAAGGAGCAGTTAGCCAAAGTTAAAGAGCGTAACGATAAAGAAGCTGAAAGAATTAAAGCCAGTGTAGATTTTATCTCACAGTTCCGTATTCAAATGGCAATTAGAAGTTATGAGGACTTACAGATAGCTACGGATGAACAAGAGAGACTTGCAACAGCACAGGCTAATAAACTATTTGAAGAGAAGAAGCTGACTGTGGTTGAACACGAAGCAGCCTTAGAAGCAATCCAACAACAATTTGCTTACACACGTGGTCAACAAGCTATTGATAACCAAATGGCAATTGACCAAATGCTAGAGGAGTATAGAGTAACGCAGCTTGAGAATCAATTTGAGATAGATGCAGAGGCACTAGCCTTAGAGGAGCAGAAAGCCTTAGATGAGTTAACAAGACTCTCAGCTAGTGAAGACGCTAAGCAGAAAGTTAGAGAATACTACGCTAAACTACAGGAAGATCTTAACGAGCAAAAGTTACAGAATGACTTAAAGTACTCAGCACAAGCTCTATCACAGTTAAAGACCTTCTTAGGTGAGTCTACTGGTGCTGGTAAGATTGCTGGTTCAGCTGAAGCTTTAATTAACACCTATCTAGGAGCTTCACAGGTCATCTCTGATAAAACAATTCCTTCTTTCTTAAAACCTATAATGGCAGGTCTTATTATTGCACAAGGTTTATCGACAGTAGCCAAAATTAATGAGGTTGAGCTGCCTAAGTTTGAAGCTGGTGGTATTATTAATGGTCCTGCGCACTCACAAGGTGGAACCCTAATTGAAGCAGAAGGTGGTGAAGCAATCATTAACAAGTATGCGATGGCTCAACCAGGAGTTGCTCAGATGGCTATGGCATTAAATTCAGTTGCTAGTCCTCCTAAGTTTGCTAATGGTGGTGTAGTATCTGAACTACAAGGCTTACAAACAGGATTAAATAACATGGTACTTAAAACGTATGTTGTAAGTGATGAAATGACTTCAAGTCAAGAGGCAACACAAAAAATACAGCGATTAGCAAAATTATAATCAAATGAAAGAAATTAAAAAGATAGTAGAACTCGTAATTGACTTTGAAGGTCTAGATTCAGAAGAGTTTGGTGTTGATGTAGTAAGTTTAGTGGATAAACCCGCTATTCAAGTAGGTTTTCAAGCTTTTTCAGCAGAAGAGTTGATTGATATTACAGATGAGAGCTCGGTAGAAGAATGGGTTGAAGTTTGTATACCAGCTTATGTTGCAGAAGGCTATCAAGCCGATCAAGCAGCTGCAATCTGTTATTCTAAATGGGATAACAAGGAACTTAAAGCTGAGTGCAATCATGACCAATTAACAGAGACAGAGCAAGAAGCAATCCTTAAAATAGCTGAGGAGTTAGGCGAGGAAGTGAGCCTTAACGCTGTCATGATAGATTTTACTAAGACTGAATTCGATACTTTAGGAGACTACTTAAAGGGTCTAGCAGGCTTAGATGTTCTTACAGGAGCTGGTCATTCAGTTCAGACTAAATATCAGTATGCTGGTCCTAATGCTGAAAGAGCTTTTTGTAGAGCAATGCTAAGAATGAACAAGCTTTATACTAGAGACGATATTAATCAAATGAGTGCTAGTATCGACACAGGCTTTAGACATCAAGGTCAAACTTACTCGATATTTGACCTTAAAGGTGGTATCTACTGCAAACACTATTGGTCAGAAGTACAGGTAATCACTAACACTAACGGAGAACAGGTTTACATTAACAAGGGTCCTGTAAGAGGAGATGCTGGAACACCAACAGATTTTATGGCATCGCGTGGAAAATATGGAATGCAAAAGGTTGAATTCTCAGTACAAGATGAAGATCAGAGAATAGTTACTGGTCCAGCCCTAATTCCAAACAAATTTATTATTAGAAAAGATGAGAATGGTGACCCGTTTTATGTATACTTTACAAAAGAAACTATTAAAAAGATTTCAGAAAGATTCTTTAAGAAAAACAATCAGAACAACACTGACGTTAATCACGATCATAACGTTGTGGAGTCTAATACTATGCTTGAATCTTGGATTGTTGACGACCCTAAATTTGATAAGTCTAGTCAATATGGCTTTAGTTTACCTGCTGGCACATGGATGGTTAGCTATAAGATTAACGATGAAGAAACCTGGAGCAGAATCAAAGGAGGAGAACTCAGAGGATTCTCAATAGCAGGAGATTTCATTGAGAAATGGTATAATGAATAAAAAAAGGAGCTTTAAAGCTCCTTTTCTTTTTAATTTTAATAGATGTTAACTAAATCGATTAAAATATGATGTGACGTTTTCAATTAATTCTTCTACTTCACCAAATTGAAGATTTTCAAAAGTTACAATACCGTCAGGATCGATAATACAATCAACTTGATTCCAATCACTAACAAAATCGATGTATAAAGAACCCATGATTTTTTCTTCTTCATCAACTTCAAATCCACCAACAGACATCGCGTCTATTAATTCTTTCACTTCATTTTCAAGCGTGTCGTTTTCAAGATCCAGCTTAAATGATTTAATTTCTTTTGTTTTTAATTTTTCCATTTTTATTTTTGTTTAAATTATTAATTTAACTATTATATAGTGAATCAATAAGATGTTTCAAAATTATTTATAAAAATTTCATCTATCATCTTCTTAAATTCTAATCGTTGCTGATCTAGCGGTTTTAGAAGTCGTCTCAATTCATTCTTTTGTCTTATTAATAAATCTGGATTCCAAGATTCAACTAATCGCTTGACGTCTTCACTAGATTTAACGTATAATAATTCTCTTAATACCGGATCTTGAATTAATTTCTTATCTGGATCATATTCTATTTGAATCGCAGCGAGAGCGTCTGATGCTAGCGTTTCATATAATCTAAATGTTACAACGTTATCAAGATGTTCCTGGTCACCAACTACAAGAGAAACTTTCGATTCTGATATTTTTTTCTATTAGTTCTGTATGCGGTATCTTATCGATTTGCGTAGCGTTAATTTTATCGCTCTTATAACCGACTAATAGATTTTTAGTATCTTTTGGAAAATATTTGCGTAATTGTTGTTCTCTAAATCCAGCTCTGTTAGAATTTCCATAATATAGTACATCCCATTTCTTTTCGTTGTTATTAAATTCAAATAAACTGGAATTATTTTTATTTTCTAATAATGCATGACGATGAATATACGTAAACCAGTCATACTTAATTATTCTATTATGTGGAATATAAGTTCCTGTTGGTGCGTATCTACACCACTTCTGTATATCTTTTCCTGGAAAGATAAAATAACTTCTATCGTTAATATTATCCCAGGCTTCTATCCATTCTTCACAAATTCCAAATCTCTTGTATAGACGTTCTGCTGGATTTGTAGTTTTTACAAGCGGATCTGATAACGTCTGTATTACTATTCCTTTAAAGTTTGCCATCAATTCGACCATCTGATCAGATTCTCCATATTTTCCAGCAAAGAAGATTGGTCTAGATGGAAAACACAACACAGCATCATATTCATTAATATCTACCGTTCTAAAATCTTTAAAGAATTCTAGATGTTTATTCTTACTATACACTTTTCCTATAAAATCAACTTCAAATCCTGAATATTCAAATAGTTCTTTAAGATAATAGAATTCCAATCCCCACGGATCGACATTGTTATACTTAGAATTAAGAAATATTGATGTTAATGCGATTTTCATAATATACGTTAAATGTTTAAGCTATTTATACGTATCACATGTAAGCTTTTGTCAAAAAAGCGGATAAATATATTTCTTAGTATAGTTGTAATCAAACACAACTAAATTGTACAATTTAAAAACATTTACAAAAATTATGACTGCAAAAACTGCATATCACAAATTATCTGTAATGTTAGGTCTAGCTCAAGAAGTTGAGTTAGCTGAAGCTGTCTTAGTTGACGGTACTACTGTAAAAACTGAAGGTGAAATCGCTGTAGGTGCTACTCTATTCGTAGTAACTCCTGAAGGTGATGTACCTGCTCCTGCTGGAATGCACGAAACTCAAGACGCAATGATTATCACAGTTGACGAAGCTGGTGTTATTCTTGCTGTTGAAGAGAAGGCTGCTGAAGAGGAGGTAGAAGTTGAAGTAGAAGTACCAGTTGAGGCTGCTGAAGTTGCTTTATCTCTAGAAGATATCGCTAACGTAATCAAACCTTTCATTGCACAGGTTGAATCTTTAAAAGCTGAATTAGAAACCGTTAGAGGTGAATTCTCAGCATTAAAAGAAGAACCAGCTGCTGGTAAAGTTAAAGTTAACTTATCAGAGCAAAAATTAAACGAAGAGGCAAAAGTTAACGCTCGTGTTGAGTACTTAGCTTCTCTACGTAGAAAAAACAAATAATTAAAAAACAAAAACCCAATTATTATGGCTTACGGCTTCGATTTAACAGGTTTAACTCCTTTTACTGACGAATTATCATACGAGTTAGTATCAAAGGCAGTATTAAACACAAAAGAATTAGATAACATTTCAGTAAGAACTGGTTTATCTGCAGGTACTGTACAAGTAACGCAATTAGATGCTGACTTCATCGCTGGTGATTTAACTTGCGGATGGAACTCAGAAGGACAAGTGTCTTTAACTCCATTTGATATCGTTATCAAGGACAAAGAATTCAAAACACAAATTTGTGCTGAAGATTTACGTTCTATCTACCAATCAATGAAAATGAATGCTTCTGCTTACGCTTCAGAAGAGATTCCAAATGAATTACAAGCTGCTTTAGCTGACTTATACACTAAGAAAGTACAAGCTTCTATCTCTGACTTCGTTATCAACGGTGACGGTGTTGCATTAGGTTTAAAGCAACAAATTACAGCTGCTAACGGTGCTAACGTACCTGCAGGTGCTGCTGCTTGGACTTTATCAAACGCTATCGACCAAGCATTAGACTTAGTAGATGCTATCGGTGATGAATCAGCTGACGCTGAAGATTTAGTAATGTTCGTTTCTCCAGCAAACTTCAGAACTTTATCAAGAGCTTTAGTTCAATCTAACTTATACCACTTCGTTCCATCTGATAACACAGAAGAATTAATTCTTCCAGGTACTTCAGTTAAGGTTATCAAATCTTCTGGTTTAAAAGGTTCTGACAGAGTATTCGTTGGTAAGAAATCAGATATGATCTTCGGTACAGGTTTAGAGTCAGATGCTTCTACTTTCAACATTTTCTACGATCAATCAAACGACGTAACAAAGATTAAAATTAAGTTCCGTGAAGGTATCTTAGCGATCAACATCGATCAATTCGCTACTAACGACTTAGTATAATCTTCAAACTTAAAAATAAATCTATACGAATATGGCATGTGAATTAACAGCCGGTATTAGTGCAATCGATTGTAGAGATAATCAAGGTGGTATTGAATACATCTATATCGCTTCAGTTGTAGCACAACCCGCAACAATTACAGAAACATCAGGTCAAGTAACTGGTATTTCTTACAATGGTACACCTGTCTCTTCTTCAAATTTCTTTAAGTTTGCTGTAAACAAACAAACATCTTCTTTCACAGAGACTATGACTGCTTCTTCAGAGAACGGTACAGTATTCTTCCAACAAGATGTTAACGTTGTTTTCAGAAAGTTAGAAAGCGCTAAGAGAGACGTTATCAAATTATTAGCTTCTGCTACAGACTTATTAGTTGTTGTTAAAGACAACAATGGTAAATTCTGGTCAGTAGGTATCACTAGAGGTGCAGAATTATCTGCAGGTACTGGTGCTACTGGTGTAGCTTACGGTGACCTTAACGGTTACAACTTAACCTTCACTGGTTATGAGATTGCTCCATCTTACGAGGTGGCTCCAGCTTTAGTTGGTGAGTAATTTAATTTCTTATTAAAGTAAAAAAGGAGGCCTATATGGTCTCCTTTTTTTGTTTAGTAATTTTTAATAAATTTTGCAATTGCTTTGTGAAAATCTAAATGAATTTCTATAGCATATTCAAGTACAGCTTCTGGACATTCTTGTGCGTAATCAATATAGCCATTAAGATCAGAACAATACGCATCTAAAACTAATTCTTCGATTTCAGGAATAATAGCTTCTAATCTTTTTGTCTCGCATATCATAAGATATAAGATAGTTTGTGCGCGTTCTAATTGATTTTTAGTTTTTTCTTTTGTTAAAGTTTCCATATAGTTGTTATGTTTAATTGTATAGTGTAAATATAACACCTTTTTCTGAAATAAAAAAATAAAAGTTAAAATATTTTCACTTTTTTGGTAATTTAGAATGATTATAAATAAGCTATCATCTCCGTGACAACTTTGCCCCTTTTTATATTTAGTAATAATAGCAATATACATTTAATATGTTTATAAACGTAACAGGTCCTTGCGGACACTTTTATTCTAATACAGGTAATGCTGGTTATGTTGGTGAGGTCTTTTCGCTCATGATTTATTCTAAGCTAACCAATCAATTATGGCCACAAGGCTCTGATTATGGTGTGCTAGCAGAGTTAGAGGAAACAAACGATAGATATAGTAGATTTGTTCTTCAGTTTGATGCTTTCTGGTATGAGAGTATTGAAGCCAATGGTATCTTCTATTATGAGTTACAGGGTTCAAATGGCACTGTAGACAAAGGCATCTTAAAAATAGTCAATGCTGTAAGCCCAAGCGAGGCAACCAGATACATTTCCGACAATGACTCTATGGAATCTATTGTCTACTTACAATAACAATTAATATGGAAAACAAAAAGTATAACGTTAAAGGCTACGCATTCGAAGCTTTCAATCTTCCTCAAATCATTGAGTCTAAAACTAAAGACTGGGTCTTATTTGGTGCGGATAATAAATTCCCTGATAAACTTATCGACATGTACAATAACTCTGCAATGCACAAGACTGCATTAGAGTCTATTATTGCAGGCCTAACAGGTAAAGGTATCAAAGTGTATGGAGATACAGTAGTTAATGCACAGCAAGAAACATTTAACGAGGTATATGACAAAGTTGCAACAGACTTCGCAATACACGGTGGCTATGCTTTAAATTGCATCTGGAATAAAGGCGCTGATAAGATAGTAGAACTATACCACTTACCATTTGATCGCATCAGAAGTGGCAAGATGAATCCAGAGACAGATACTGTAGACTATTACTACTACTCAACTGATTGGTCTAACACTCGTAAGATTATACCAACTCCTTATAAAGCATTTGACCCTACAGATAATAAGAAAGAGAATGCTTCTCAAATCTTATATTTCAAGGATTATACTCCAGGTGATGAATATTACCCACTTCCTACCTATTCAGGAGCTCTTAATGATATTGAATTAGATATCAGAATTTCACGTTTTCATAACTCTAACATTTCTAATGGATTAGCGCCTTCAATGGCAATTCAATTCCGTAATGGTGAACCTACTGAAGATGAAAGACAACAAATCTATAAAGACATTAAAGATACTTTTGCTGGACAAGATAATGCCGGCCGTTTCTGGATTACGTTCTCAGAACCAGGCACTGAACCAGTTTTTACGCCAATTCAAGCGGCTAATGATACATATTATACTACGTTAGAGCAAAGAATTAGCTCAAGAATCTTAACTGGTCACCGTATTACTTCACCTTTACTATTAGGTATTAGAGATGGTGGTGGTTTAGGAAGTAACACTGATGAAATAAAGATGGCTTACTCTCACTATTTAGGCACGGTTATTGTACCAAAGCAAAAGGTTCTGCTTAAATCTTTACAAAAACCATTTAGATTAATGGGTTATACAGTAAATTTAGAGGTTGAGCAAGCTGAAATCTTAGTAGAAGATAGCACACAAACAACAATTACACCACAAGCATAAGATGGCAAACGTACTCTTAATATCGGAAAATAAAATTAAATCTTGGTCTGCATTAGATGATAATGTGCAGGTAGATGATTTAGTTCCATTTATAATTCAAGCGCAGGACCTATATTTACAGAAATCTATAGGTACTCTATTCTTTAATCGTCTTAAAGATGGTGTAGCAGCTAATAATTTAACTAATGACGAGAAAGCCCTGTTAAACGATTATATCGCGCAAATGTTACTTAACTATGCTCTTTATATGGCTATTCCTAGCTTAAAGTATAAGTTAACTAATGGTAGCATTCAATCACCAACTTCCGAGACTGCACAGAATGCAAGTTTAGATGAGGTTAAATGGTTACGTCAAACTATCTTAGATACAGCAGAGTTCTACGATCAGAACCTAAGAAAATACTTAATTCAACATCCTAGCTTGTTTGAAGAATATAATATTCCTGGTATCTATGGTATTAAACCTTCAAAGACAACAGCTTATTTCTCAGGAATTCATATACCAAAAAGAAGAAAGATTTATGAAGATGAACAAGATCCACAATGGGGTTGTGGCGGCTGCCCAGACGACCAACAAACTTGGGGTTAATAAACAAGTAACGCAGAGTACAAATCAAAATATTGCCAAACTAAAAATATACTTACGCAAACAATGTTAAAAAAATTAATAGATGACTCAGTATTAGGCTGGAATGCAGCAGCATTTACGCTTAATCTAACGGACATGGACCTATTAGTAAAGATAGCAGTAGGTATTGCAGTATTTATGTACACGGCAATTAAGATTTACAAGGAGTTAAACGGTCAAAGTACTAATTAACATTTGTAAAATGAAAAAAGAACTTGTAGATACAATTGTAAACAAACTAGTTAGCAGAAAGCTACTAGTCTTTGTGGTTTCAGTAGTTGCATTATTTAAAGGCAGCATTACTGGCGATAATTGGATTGTGGTATCTACGGCATATATTGGTACTGAAGCTGTGATTGACGCAGTGGTAAGACTTAAACAAATTAAAGAACAACAGAATGGGTAGTTTACATAATAAAAAACTAAAAGATACTTATCATGGTGTAATTCACACTGAAGACGAGGGTCCCATTAATGACACCTGGAAGACTTTGCAAGATGGAGATGGAAATCCATTACCAGTAAAGGTTAAAGGTGGTCTTAACACTGGGATGCAATGGAGTGGTGT